ACAATAGGTTAAATCATTTGGTCACGACACTGGGCTCATTAATGGCTCAGAGCAATCCAAACTGGGTAGCACACGTTGTTGCTGATTGTCCACCAGTAGAAATACAAGAAGAGATTACCAACATAATATTATTCTTTAACGATGATAGAATAAAACTATCTTTTTTAAATGAGCGCGCTAATGACTGGGGACATACACCTAGAAACTACGGCTTAAAGAATGCAACAGAAGAGTGGGTTGTATTAACTGGTGAAGATAATTATTATACTCCTGTGTTTGTAGATGAGTTCTTAAGCGCAGGATATAACCCATTAACTACGTTAGTGTACTGTAATATGGTACATAACTGGATCAGCAATCAGTATTATCCAATACAATGTGAGTTAGAATTCGGTAAGATAGATGTGGGATGCTTTGCAATCAGACGATTTATAGCACAGAAATTAACTCTAAGGACCGATGTACCAGAAGCTGATTGGTTTTACCTTGAAGAATACTTAACCGTATTTGAGGGCTTAGGAACAGAAAAGATAGACAAGATATTATATGTCCACAATTAATATAGATTTAACTAAAAAACAATCACTGGCTTGGAAGCTGTTATTTGACAAAGACACCAATGAAATCCTATATGGAGGTTCTGCTGGTGCCGGTAAGTCTTGGCTTGGTTGTTTGTGGATAACTACACTATGTTTAAGACACGATGGTATCAGATGTCTAATTGGACGTACGGTATTGCAGCAATTAAAATTAACCACCCTTAATACGTTATTTGAGACGCTAGGAGCGATGAACTTAAAGTCAGGTGAACATTATACTTACAACGGACAAAGCAACGTTATAACGTTCTATAATAAGTCTGAGATAATACTAAAAGATTTAGCATATCAGCCATCAGATCCTAACTATGACTCACTGGGTGGTCTTGAACTTACAGCAGTATTCGTAGATGAGGCAGCACAGATACCACAACTGGCATTTAACATCTTGAAATCACGTATTCGTTTCAAACTAAATGAATTTAATTTAATACCAAAAATATTATTAACCTGTAACCCTGGTCAAGTGTGGCTAAAGAAATACTTTTATTTACCTTACATAGATAATTCTTTGGACCAAAACAAAGCATTTGTCCCAGCATTACCATTAGATAACCCCCATTTACCAGCAACCTACATTGAGATGCTTAGATCTTTACCACAAGGTCAGAGACGAAGACTATTGGAAGGTGATTGGAACTATGAGATGGAAGCTGATAGCTTATTTGACTTTGATGACGTATCAAGATCCATATTTAGAAACAGTCCAAATAGTGATGACAAGAAATATATCTCAGTCGATGTAGCAAGGTTTGGTTCTGATAGGTCTGTGGCTTGCGTATGGGTGGGTTTAACGGTCGTTGAGATCAATGTCTATACCAAACTATCAACCGTTGAATTATCGTCCGAAATAAAGGATCTAATAGCCAAGCACGGAATACACCCAAATAATGTGATCGTGGATTCTGATGGTGTCGGAGGTGGAGTTGCGGACCAATTAAGAGGTACCAACTTTGTCAACAATGCAAAACCATTACACAACCAGAACTTTAGCAACCTGAAATCACAATGTTATATAAAACTATCTGAATTGTTTAAAGAGGGCAAGGTATCTATAAACGTTTTAGACACATCACTTGTGGACGATTTAACACAGGAACTATTAGCAGTTAAATTAAAAGACTTAGATAAAGACAATAAAATGGCCGTACAATCAAAAGACGATATGAAGAAAGTGTTAGGTAAATCACCCGATATTTCTGATGCGTTAATGATGCGTATGTACTATGAAATTAAAAATCAAAACGCTACGGGCCGGTATAAAATGGCCTATTTGTAATATATGGTTAAATTTAGAATAGATGATATCCAATATCAGATTGGAGATTACTTAACAATTGAACAGTACGTGAATATCTACAAGATAAAAGACTTATTCACAGACCAACACTTTGCTGCTAGACTTATTAACATAGTGACACAATGTCCTGTTGAGACGTTATTAGACTCAGAATATGAATCGATTGAATATCTTGCAGCATATATACTAGGATTATTACCACAAGACAACCCTAAGTTTGTTGATAGATTTGAAATAGATGGTGTGCATTATGGATTCTTTCCAAGTTGGAAGGAGCTAACCTTTGCTGAGTTTGTGGACTTAGATACGATCTCAACCAAGAAACCAGACGAGTTATTGGAATTGCTACACATATTAACAGCTATTATGTACAGACCAATTATCAATGAGAAGTCCAGACACCAATTTGAAATAGAACTATATAACGTTCAGACCGTCAAACAGCGAGCAGAATTGTTTAAAACAAGATTAGATGTTAAGTATGTACTCGCTTCACAGTTTTTTTTTATCAAGTTCGCAGAGACGTACTCAAATCATTTCCAATTGTCTTTAGCGAAGACGAAGAATCTATGGACGAAGATGGTGGTTATATGGAAGGTGCATCGCCTGATTCGGAAACTGCCTTTCAAAAAGCATTCGGATGGTTCGCAGTACTTAACAAAATTGCTGACAATGATATTACAAGACACGAAGTAATATTAAAGAAAGGGCTAATAGAAGTCCTAAATCAGCTCACATATATGATTCAGTTAGATAAGATAGTACAAGCAGCACAAAAAGCAGCTTTTAACAAACAAAACAAATAAATTTATATTTCATAATAGATGCTAACATACAAACAAATACTGGCTGATTTATCCTCAATTGCGTATCATCATATGCAGATTAATTCATTTGGCTTTGGTACATTAGACCAGTGCACAATGGATATTGAGACAAAGAAAGAACCTAAATACACAAGGATGTATGTGGTTCCAGATCCTGTTATATTCAATCAAAACCATATACATTACAAGTTTGCCATCATTATAATGGACCAAGTAGATGAAGACCTATCCAATTTAGATGACGTTATGTCAGACACATTAGAGATAGCTAAAGATATCTGGACCGTATTTTGGCAATCATATACTGCTAAGTTTGGTAACTTCTCTTGGGAATTGGTAGGTGATTGGGCACCAGATGTTCAACCATTTACAGAAAGATTTGAAACAACATTAGCAGGATGGACATTACACATCTCATTATCAGCACCATTTGATTATACCGAATGCGGATTACCAATTGAGTTTGGTTACGGATTCCCTCAAGATCAATCATTTGAAACCTACCGTGTTATTATGCAAGACTTTAAACGTTTTGCTGACTTACATTTCCAAGTTAATTCGTACGGATACGGACCGCTAGAACAGATTACAGTAGACAGATATACAAAACAAGAACCGAAATATACCAGATTATATATAGTACCCGGAGCAACGAGATTCAATGAGAGCCATATGCACATATCATTTCAGATAATTGTATTGGACAAGATTGAAGAAGACTTATCTAACCAAGAAGACGTTTTAAGTGACACACTTGAAATTCAAAAAGATTTATTTAGTAAGATGTATCTGTCTGAATATGAAGCTGATTGGGACCCTACAATAGAACCTTTTATTGAGAGGTTTGAATCGTTACTAGGAGGTTGGATAATGAATGTAAGCATAACACAAAAATACGATTTCAATAGATGCGTACTACCGATCAGACCATTTACACCAGGATTAACTTGGATAGAAGTGGCTGAATTATGGAAAGACGTTGATCGAGATTGGGATGCAGTATAATAAAAATATTAAAAACAACTATGGGAAATTTAACAAACCAATATGTAAGTCAATCGTTTCAAGGGTTACTAAAACTTGATAATAGCAATACTGGTGTAACATCAACATTACAATATGTCACTGATGGTCTAGGTAATAAGATTCCGATGCAAGCATCTACGAGTTCTATTGTTATATCTGGATCATTTTATGGTGATGGATCTAACTTAACTGGTATAACAGTAAATATTGATAGCGGTTCATTAGTAACCACTTCATCATTTAACGCGTATACATCTAGCAACGATTCTAAAGTTAATGCTTTAATGGCTGCAACAAATTCATACATTACCAATGCACAGACAAGCTCTATGACGGTAATGTCAGCATCGTTTGCAACTAACTCAAACTCAGCATCTTATTCTAGCTTTGCTGTTAGCTCATCTTATGCAGATAATGCGGGATCATCTATAAGTTCATCATTTGCGGTTAATGCTGGTACATCTATAAGTTCATCATTTGCAACCAATGCAATAAGCAGTTCACACGCTATAAATTCAGATAGTTCTATTTCATCTAGCTTTGCACAGAATGCTGTCTCAGCTAGTCAAGCTCAGAACTCAGTATCAGCTAGTCAAGCACAAAATGCTGTTAGTTCATCACAAGCACAGAACGCCATATCTGCCTCACAAGCAACGAACTCTGACAATGCGACCTCAGCTTCACACGCGCTATTTGCGAACAATGCTGGCCAATTAAATGGTACTGGTAGCGGTGTATTTGCAACGACTGGTAGCAATGTATTTCAAGGAACACAAACCATAACAGGTTCATTAGGTGTAACAGGTGAGATCACAGCATTATCAGCTTCAATTACTTACTTAAAAACAATATATCAAACCTCATCAGTTATCTTCACATCAGGATCAAATATCTTGGGAGACGAAGCTAGTGACACACAAACATTATTCGGTGCTGTTATATTACCAACAGGACCTTTATCTGTAACTGGTTCAGCAACCATATCAGGTAATTTAAACGCTGTAACATCATTAACAGCATCAGGATTACATTATCCAACAACAGATGGTGCATTTTCTGGACAAGTATTACAAACAGATGCAGCAGGTACTTTATCATTTGGTAACGTAAACGCGGTATTTGAAACAATACGTAATGGTGAGTCTACAACAATTACAGTAGGTACACCATTATATGTGAGTGGTTCTCAAGGTGCTAACCCAATTGTTTATAGAGCAAATGCTGGTGACCCAACTAAAATGCCGGTTACATTTCTTGCAATGGAAAATATTGCATCAAATCAAAATGGTAGAGGTATTACATTAGGTTTAATCACAGGTATCAATATGACAGGTTATCCTGTTGGAACGACTTTATGGACTGACGGTTTAGGTGCTTTAACAAATGTAAGACCAACAGGTAGCAATGATATTATTCAACCAATAGGTATTGTAACAAAAACAGGTAACGGTGGACAATTAAATGTTCTTAATCCTGGTCCAGTTTTAATGCCAAATATGCAAACAGGTTATATGTTTGTTGGTGATGGTACAAATCAACCAGTCTTAGTTGCGTCAAGTTCATTATCTGTAGCATCTGCAGTTAGTTCTTCACAAGCACAAAATGCTGTAAGTGCATCTCACGCTATAAATTCAAATAGTTCTATTTCATCTAGCTTTGCTAGCAATGCATTAAGTTCTAGTTGGTCTGAAAATGCTAACTCAGCAAGTTATGCTCAGAATGCTACATCCGCATCTCAAGCGCAGAATGCTGTAAGTTCATCTTATGCAACTAACGCATTATCAGCTAGTTACGCACCAATGCCAGATGTAAGTGGATTTGCTACAACAGGATCTAATCTATTTAAAGGTACTGAAACGATCCAATCTGGTAACTTAATATTTAAAACACCGTTAAATAATAGCGATTATAATGTTACATCAAGTACAGCTGGTACAGGTAATAATATTTTATTTGGTAACTCAACAGTAGGAGTACCAACAGGATCATTATTATTAACAGGTTCAAACAATATAATCACAGCACAATACCCAGCAACAGTTGGTTATAACGGTTATATAAATGGACACGGTAACTTCTTATTAGGTAGTGCTGGTGTATTATTAAGCACAGCTTCATTATTATTACCATCAATCAGTGCAAATATTGGTGGGGGTAATGTGCAAGCATATTTCACAACCAGTTCATTATCTGGTGGTCACCCAATTATATCAAACAACTATTTACAAGGTTTCACAAATATAAACATACCTAGTGGTTCTCTTACAATGCAGAACAATAGTGTGTTTAGTACTCTTACTTTTAACAGTGCGGTATCTACACATAACACTAGAAATACATTCACACAAAACTTTGTAGGTGCTGCCACAACATTAAATGCTTTCAGCTCATCAATAGCTACAGCTAATAATATGTTCGATGGTGCATTAACAATAAACAATCACTATACATCAAGTAATACTAGTGGTAACCAATTAGCGCTTAATAGAAATGCCTTTTTTGGTAACTCACACACGTTAAATATCTCTGGTTCAAATGATGGATCTACTAACTTTACAGCATTTAATGACAACTTAATAGCTGGAGCATCTCATATAGTACAAAGAAATGTAACAGGTACAACATCTGGTTCATTAGTTTCAACTGCTTTAATTGGTGCTGGATTAGGTGCCATAGCAACAAACAGAGCTGGTGGTAACGACGCTGGTACAGTAATCGTAGGTAGATGGAATGATACAGGTTCATTAGCTAACTCAAATCAAATGGTATTTGCGGTTGGTACAGGTACAGCAGCAGCAACTAGAAGAACCGGTTTATTCGTAACTTCTGGCTCATTGGTAGGGATATCAGGATCATTGGATGTTAAAGGTGATTCAACATTAACTGGTTCATTAAACATAACAGGTGCATTAACTGTGCTTGGAGCTAAGACAATATTATCAGGTTCAAATGGTGATGGTGTAACATTATACGCTAGTGGTACAATTCAGACTCAAAGATTACAATTTGATGGTAATCCATTTAACAGTAATGTAGCATCTAATTTAGGTGCATTGAGATTAGATTCAAATAACGCAGCATTTATCGTTAGTAATTACAATAAGGCTGAAACCACATCTGGTTCATTCTCAGAACTTTATGTAAGCACTGGTAGTAACTACGTTCACTCTAGACAATCGGCTGATTATGCTGGTACATCTGCTAGTGTAACATTATCTAATGCTAACGGTACAAGAGCATACACAGTAGTAGCTGATAACTCAGTATTCACTGGATCTGTTCAAGGTGCGGTAAACCCATTAACGGTAGCAGCAAGTACAGCATCATTAAACTTAAACACTGGTAACTTTTTTGAATTGGCATTGACAGGATCACAAGATATCCACATCAACCCATCAAATATTAAACCAGGTCAAACAATTAGTATAAAACTAAATACAGCTACTGCTGGTACAGTATCATTCCCTTCATCAGTTAAACAAGCTAGTGGATCAGCATACGTACCTACATCAGCAGCTGGAATAGACGTAATAACATTGGTATCGTTTGATAGCTCAAATCTATACCTAGCAAACATAAAGAACTTTATCTAATATGATATTTGCTCCTTTTGCATTTCAAAATTTAGTAGCACAGGTAGTGGGACCAACACCCACTCCTACAGCTACGCCTACTGCAACCCCAACACCTACGGCTACTCCAACTCCTACACCAACGCCAACGGCTACACCAGGATATGTTATACCTATTGAAACAAGTGGATTGACCATATATACAGATTCAAATACCAATACTTCATATAGTGGTGGAACAACTTGGTATAGTATTGCCACAGGTACAACTTATAACGCTACCTTAAACAATGCTCCAACGTTCAATAGCGGCGCTACACCGTACTATTTTAGCTTCGATGGTACTAATGACTACGGAGACTTCGGATCGTCGTCTGCAGGGGCTAATAATCAAAGCTGGTCTTGGGGTGGTTGGATTAAAATTGCAACTTCAGCAACAGATAAAGTTATTATGCAAAGAGGTTTGGATGGATCTGGAACAGGATTTAGCATTTCAACATACAAAGATAATACAAATAAAATAAGTTTATATGTAGTTTTAAATGGTAGTGGTGCACAAACACAAAGTACAACAACGGTATCAAGTTCTTCTTGGTATTATGTAACAGGTGTATTTACCTATGGTAACCCATCATCAGTTAAATTATATATAAACGGAGCCCTAGAAAGAACCACATCAAGAGCAGCTAACTCAACATTAAGAAGTTCTGCAACAGGATGGAGAATGGGTGTTGGTAATGGTGTATATTATGCATCTGACATTTCAACATTCAACTTATATAATAGGGTTTTAAGCGACGCAGAAGTCCTAAGCAACTTTAACAATACAAAAGCATTATATGGATACTAATTACGTTATATTCGATTACAGTGAAATAGATAAGGTTGATTTCAACCAAGTAAAAGAATCGTCAATAGACACACTAAGAATTACAAATGACGGCTTAAAAACGTTTGTAAAGTGGTCAGGAGTCGAACCAGATTTCATTTCAACATTGACTTCTAAATCAATTATATATAATAATGAGGAGATAATTGAAATATTATCACAGCCTGAATGGTATCCATTACCAGATACCTTAAGCGGAACAACAATTAACTAATATGAACTTAGAAGAAATTGCACCTATTATTGAAGCCAAATTTAAACAGGCGTTAGCGGAAAAACGTTATCCCTTTGGTATGGCCAAATATAAAGGTGTATCTGATAAGATAGCATCCGGATCGTTACGTAACAGCGTAAGTGTTACAGTTAAGGAAACTAAAGACGGTGGTGTGTTACAGGTGGCAATGAATGAGTATGGTCAATGGGTTCAATCAGGAAGATTACCTGGAAAGAAAGGAGTTCCAATCGATGCTATCGAAAAATGGATCAAGCAGAGAAAACTAAAAGGAAGAGACAAGAAAGGACGATTCATTACCAATAGAAGTTTTGCATTCGGAATACAAAAGAACATAAAGAAATTTGGTATTAGGCCATCTAACTGGTACGATGTAGCAATCGAAGCGGTGTTGGAAGATACTGAAATAATAAATTTACTCGGAGATGCATCTATCGAGGATTTAATAAACGCAATAGAAGGAATATAATATGGCATTCGGATATCAAAGGCTATACTCCAATGGACTAAATAGCAATACACAAATAAGACGTTCAACTGATATGGTTTACCAAAGAGGTGGAACATATGAAATAGTTTTAACTGGATCTACATATGAAACATCTATGCAAATGGATGTTGATTTATATGCTAATAACGAGACAGTTGGTAGAATGTCATTAGTACCTTACAATATATCACAGTCAGGATCTACATACACATACCGTTTTAATTTGAGACCGTATGATTATTTATCCAACTATGTTAAAACTGAACACTATCAATACTACTGGTTAAACGACTGGTACACATCAAGTCAGCAAATCAACTACAATAACCCATACCCAAACGCTATTACAGTTAATTTTAAGTATGGTTATCGTTATATGAATGGTTTGCAAACCGTAACAGAATATGAAGGTGAACCAGGAAATGATTTCTATCACTATACAGACATTCCATTATGTGCTACTTCAACTGGTTTCACAGCATCTGGTTTCACAAACACCGGATTCTATTTTGACTATGTTGGTGGTGAATTCCAAATGGATAACAGATTTATCTTACAGAACTTTGATCAAGAATTGGGTACTGTAATTGGTACTGGTCTGACAATCAACACAGTAGACTTATATCGTTCGTTTAGTCCGATGTCACAGTTTCTAATGGATTACCCATCTGTTCCAGAAATGAGTGAGTCAGCAAGATTTTTAACGAATGCACCACGTATTCAATATGTACAAACTAATGAAAATTACGTATTATACTACTTAAACGGACAGACAGGTGATAGACAAGTGATAGAAGCTGATTACGCTGTGTTCGAATTTTATGACGAGAACAATAACCAGATAGATTACTTTGAACAACAACTAAACTTTATCAATACAGCATACGCTACACCAACAGGATATACAGACACATTACAACCATTTGCGTTACCTTGTGGACCGGCAGATATAACAAACATATTTGCTCAGGTTGATTTCGATTCCGTTGCTTATTATAGAGTTCAATTATTCTATGCATATCCAACTAACAGTGAATTAAGAAGCAGTGTTGGCCCAGTAGGTCCAGTATCTGAAGCATTTTATTTCTATGTTGGTGAGAACTGTGGTCCTGAAGACACTCGTCTAGTATTCTTAAATGCTGCCGGTGGTTATGATTATTATACATTCACAAGCTACCGTCAAGACACTAAGAAGATCACACGTCAGACTTATGATAGCAGATACTATGCAACAGATTTAGCGTCTCCTGATAGAAATATTGGCAGATCAGTTAAGACATTTGATACTAATGTAGATCGCGAAATCGTTCTTGAATCTGATTGGTTAAACGTTCAATACGGAGAATGGTTGCAAGAATTGTTCTTATCACCACAAGTATACGAAATGAAACCAGATTTTATCTCACCAATCGACAGACAAGATAAAGTATACAAAGATTTAACACCACTTCAAGTTATTTCAACTGAGGTTGAGACAATAACAAAGAAACACAGAAAACTTAATAAATACAGAATCACATTGAAACGTGCTGATTCGTACTTTACAAATAGAGGATTCTAATATATGGCACAAAAACAACAGACTGTACTTCGTGTACAAACGAATAAACCAGACACAACGATTACAATGCCTATTGGGACACTTGCAGTTGTAACTAATTCAGGTGATACATTTAACTTTACTTATGGTGGTACAGGTGTGTTAACAGATCCTTATACTGGAACCACATCTAGCACTAGTGGTAAAATTACATTTGTTGTTAACACAACACCTGGTACAGTTTATTATGATATTACTACACCAACAACAGGTTTTACAACCGTATATTTAAATTATGGTACACCAAATGAAAAAGTAATATTAACAAACAACGGTAATACAATTATCTCTAATTTAAATCCAAATGTTGGAGACACTATTACTTTATCTATGATTAATGGTGCCACATTAAATTCATTATATTTTGAGCCTATCAGTACAACGGTATATCAATATGATTTCCTTGACCTATACGGTGATATTCCTATCAAGATAACCAAATCCTTCGCTGAGTTACAAGACATCTCTAAACGCAATTCTGACTACTCTATCGGCTTGCAATTACCAGGTAGCAAAAAGAACAACGCGTTCTTTGAAAGTTTTTTTAATGTGGATGTGTCTACATTATATTTCAGTGCTATCAATCGCGTACCTTGTGATGTCTTATTGAGTGATGAGTCTTATTTCAAAGGTTATTTAAAACTAAATAAGATTTCGATCCAGAACACTAAGATTGAGTACGATGTTACATTGTATTCTACTATAGCTGACTTATTTGGACAGATCGGTAATGGTTTAATGAAAGACTTAAACTATAGCGATGTTGATTACGGTACCAATCATACCTTTTCAAAGACAGTTGTTCAAACTTGGGGTGACTATAATCCTTATACTGGTGATGAAGCACCTAAATATTTCTATCCAATTGTACACAATGGTTATGAATATTCTGGTGACACTGTTAATATATCAGGTGCAACATCTGGTTCAACACGTTTATATACATCTACAATAGTAGGTACATATGCTAGTAATGCAGCGGCATATGCCGCTGGTGTTAAGAGATATAGAATTAATTCACCTGAAGATGGTTTGATTGACAACCAATTAAAACCTGCATTGAATATCAAGAACTTAGTTCAGCTAATATTCAAGACTTATGGTTATACAATTGACTCTGACTTCTTCAATACACCTTGGTTTAGAATGCTTTATATGTACGGTTATTTCAGTTCTGATACAACCAAATTCTCATATAAAACTCCTGTACCTCAAACATTGCCGTTAGATGGTGTGGAAGTATTATTGGTTGAGACATATACTGATTACAGTCTTGACTGTTTAGGTATATCATATCCGGCTACTACAAGAGATTACAATATCTATGTGGTTAAAGCTGGTACTGGTATTCCAGCATATTGTGCTGCTGATATCACAGTTGGATTAGATTTCACTCAACACCCTTGTTATGGTACTTCTTTTGATGAAACTATTAATGTCACAATACCAGCATATAGCACTGGTACTACATATACTTGGGTTAGTAACGCTTACGTTGATTGTGGTAGTGGTTCTTGCGTATTAGAATACACTGAAAACTTTGGTGCTAATACAACAGTTACTACTGTTCCTGTTTCAACACAGGTATTAGCATATCCACCATCACCTGCTAATACCACTGTCTTTTATGAAGATTTTGATTATGTTGATTTTGGATTGGTGATCGATCAAAATATAAAACAAATTGATTTCTTGGCTTCAATCGCTAAGAAATTTAACTTAGTCTTTGTTACAGATCAAAACGATCCAACGAAGATTAAAATAGAACCATATAGCTATTATGTTGGTACCGGTAATATATATGACTGGACCGATAAAATGTCTTATGACAAAGGATTTACAGTTGAACCAGCCTTAAATTATGTTGAGTCAGAATTGATTCTTACTGATTTGGAGGACGGTGATTATGGTAACAAAGCATTTAAAGACCAGAACAATAGAATATATGGCCAAAATTTTGTATACAACCCAACTGATTTCAAATCACAACAAAAGAAAATTGACACAATATTCTCACCAGAATTGTTAAGAAAATGGGATACTCCTGATACTGCACCGAATGGTGATATCAAACTACCTCTAGGAATCAATTACGCGGCCTCTAGCGCCTCGCAATCTAGTGGTGGTAGTGAGAAGGTCACTTGGCAATATAAGGGCGTTAAAACGAAGCCTAAGATGTTTTACTGGGTGGGTAACTTTAATCCATTCTTAGACACGCTTGGTGAAGTTTTAACATATCAAGGTAGTGTATTTACAAACCAGATATACGTAGCAGAATCTAATGGTGCAAATTCAAGAGGTTCTTGGGCTGCTCCTATTATAAGTCATACAATGCCTGTTGGTAATCCTGATTCAAACAAGATTACTAATGACTCTATTTGTAACTTATTTAACTCTGAACAACCCGTTGATTTGGGTGTAGCTCCATTCCAAGTTTATACTGAAAACGATATATACAGATTATTCTATGAAGATAGAGTTAACAATCTATATGATAAAGACACGAGATTTATCAGCGGATATTTTGATTTAAAACAATCTGATATTCAGAACCTTAGAGCAAACGATTTAATTAAAATTAATCAGCAATATTTTAGCTGGAATAAAATAGATTCATATAACTTAACCACACCTGAATTAACAAAGGTTCAATTGGTTCAAGTTAACAATGAAGTTAGCACATATCCAACTAGATACTTTAAATATTTTTACTGTGATAACCCATCAGTTGTATTCAAATTTGCTACTGACTTTACTAACCCATCATTGAGTGGAACTAGCTATGGTTGGAGTGCATTATATGATTATAACGTTGGTGTGTTATTAAGCGGTTCTACTGCTGGAGTAACAGGATATACATCATCAATTAGAGATAATTCAAATAATCTTAAATATGTTGGCTATTATATTTATGAGGTTAGTGAGACCACATATAATAGTGGTGGAATACCAAGACAATATGATACGTTGTGGAATATGTCTGTTGACAATGATGGTGATTTAAATCCATATAATTTCCCGTCATATGTGTTCGGTGATAATGGTTTACTTGAAACTATTTTATTTAACTTATTTGAAAACTGCTCACAATGGGATTCAGCTGTGGATGCTTATGGTATTTTAACTGGATCATCAACATATCACGGAACTGCTGTAACACCAACACCTACAGCAACAGCATTACCAGCACCAACACCAACTCCTACACCAGGAATGATTGGATCGTTGATGATGTCATTCTATGAAACACCAAAAGGAAAAGGTGGTCCATATTATAAAGTAATTGTTAACGGATCTAATAGAGATTTACATTATACAGATACAACAGATTTATATTCAACTAACTTAAATTTAGGTGACGTTGTTGAAATATCAATTGAGAATAATCCATCTTATTTAGAAGTATATGGTGTGATTAGAAGAGACTATACTACTGATGATTCATTGGGTGATATGGGTATTGTAGATAGCACAATATCAAGCACAACTGGTGGTACTGGAACAAGTGTAATATTTACAGCTAGTACTATTTCAAGTGCATATAACTTTGAGTATAGAGTTGAGGCAAGCTGTTTAGCTCCACAACCTACACCTACACCAAGTGCAACTGCTACACCAACACCAACGCCAAGTAGCACACCAACACCAACTCCGACGCCAACACCAGCACCTCCAGGAATATATAGATTAACAAATTTAATTGAATTGGATGATGAAATATTCACTTATGTTGATTTTGAAAGTGATGAAGAATATTGTACTTCAAATCAATATAAATTTAAACATATGGGTATAAGAGCAAATAACCCTTCACAAGTTATACCTGTAAGTGCATTAACATTAAATTTTATTTCAGATTCAAATTATCCAATAACATATGATTCAGATGTATTTGATTTACAATTTATTGGTTATACAGGTTGTTCTGGATCGAATGATTTTATTAAAATAGAATGGCAATATGGATGGAATGCTGCTGGTGTTTCAACTAATTATACTGTTGATGGAATTTTCCAACATATTTGGTGTGGTGACTCATCAAATTCATTCCCAGATACGAAAGTAACAATTTCAAATAAAACTAATTTAAGTGAAACATTTGGCCAAATAAACATATCAGGTGGTACAACTGGATCTAAAAGTGGTTATACTTGGTTTGATAAAAATCTATTTAAATCAGATGCGGCATTTGATCTTGAAGAATTTGAATATGAATTGTTAGCATCAAATGAATTAACTAAATCTAGTAGATATTATTTAATAACTAAAAACGGAACTCCGGTTTATTCTGCTACAACAAACGTTAATATTGCAACATTTGAACCTGTTAATTTTGAATCATTACCATATAGTGTGTATACTGGTTTAACTGGTGGTGATGTGTTAAAATGGAAAGTTGAAGATACTTTTACATATCGTCCAACACCTACACCTACACCAATACCACCTACAGCTACACCAACACCAACAGCTAGTTCAACTCCGACTCCGACACCTAGTCCTAGTCCAACTGCAACTAGTACACCGACGCCAACACCTACACCATTACCATCATTTATTGAGTATGAGTATGTGGGATCGTCACCAACTGGTACAACTAAAAACTCAACTAATTTGAGAACAACATTTAGTACTGGTCCATCATATGTGGCAAGTGGTGTAACTTGGACAAGCTCTACTAGTACTGTTTCAGCAATTAGTGGTATAACAGATAGTGGATCAATAGGAACTCCAATTGACATTACTGTATATAGAACTATAAACAAAAGTACAACCTCAACACCAGAAGAATATGTGAATATTAGAACCGTTAGATTGTATAGAAATGGTGTAGCAATTGATGCTAATGTTGATACAACAAATTATACTATTCCGTTAACACCGTCATTATTACAGCAATCGTATACATTTACGGGTGTAACCATAAATGCTGGAGATACAATAAGGGCGTATTGGAATGATTCGGTTTCAACTTAAAATTAAACAATAGAATAAATTATATTTATTAATATGGGCAGAAAATATATAAAACAGATCATAAGTCAAAACTTTGTCTATCCGAATAACAACGTTCCGGAGTATGATTTAGAGATCGTTCACGATATAAATAATAATTCTGTATCTGGAACCGTAACCAATTTCACTGGTACATCGATTTCAGCTACAGGAATTACAATTAGTTTTAATTGGACTTGGTCTAAAAATGGTGCTGAACCATTCATAAGTGACTCTGGTAATATTAACTTATTATCTGTTCATATGATGACCGGTTCACAGAAATATTATAAACCATTTAGATTGGTTGAATATGTTAATAATGCTACTATTGGTAATTCGTCATATTCTGGAACAACGTCGTTCACGGTAACTCCAGGACAATTAGGGTTGAGTTCATTTACAAATGGTACTTATAGCTTTGATATTAGATTCATTGG